CCTTTTTTTGTATCTGGTAGGGTACACCAATAGTTTACACACGCTGTCCCCCTCCCCCGGGCCTTCATTACTGACTCATTGGTCATTAGTGCTACTGACTAGGCGGTCATTAACTCAAAGGTGAGGGGCAAAGGTGCACCCTTATCAGCCACAATCAAGGTGACGCTATGCAACTTCCATGCCAACCAAAAGCACCAACCTTGTGCATTAATGCACCAACACAGTGATCTATGCACCAAAATGCAGTGCTTAAATAATAGGCACAAGAAGCCAAAAGGTTTAATAATAGTTGAGAATAATAAACAATGAAACAATAAGCATTACAAAACAATGGTTGGCACGGTGTTTGCTATATATCTTGCATCACCAACTAACCTTCAAAGGGCTAAACAATGACTAAGTTTGATATTGAAACAATCATCATCACAATTTCACTATTTGCCATTCCAGCATTGTCTGGTTATCTGGTACATTGTGCATTGTTTAACTAATCAAGGAAACCATCATGCCAACACCTAAAGCTCTCGCCCTTAACGCCCTGCTCAATGTAGCATTGGGCCTTGTATACTTCGTTGCCATTATGGGCCTCTTTGCCCTTATGTTTGGGGTTACACTGTAACCATCTCTCAGTCAACTATTCAAGGATCGAATCATCATGCAAGACATCTTCGCTTATAAAGTTATCGTGTGGCACAATGACTGCGTTAATGGTACACACCACATCATCAAGGGCACAGGAGTTACACCGGAGCAAGCACTCAAGGACTTTTCTAAGTACTTAGAACGACCTGAGCAGTGCAGATCATTCACTGCTAAGAACCTTGTCCAACTACATGGGCCTAAAGGTTTGATCTTTGATATTCTTGCCTTGTAAAGCAAATATACGACAAAAAGACTAGTTACAACCATCAATCACGACAAACAAAGGGATTTATTATGTATAACAGTAAACAATCAATCAACTTCAATGACTTCATCGACGCCTTCAAACGTTTTGACCGTTACGATGGTTACGGATACGAAGCTCTCAAAGTAATCTATAACTATTTAGAGCAATATGAAGAGGAAACGGGCGCCGATATTGAGCTGGATGTCATTGCCATTTGTTGCGACTATAACGCGGAGCATTACACCCATATAGCGTCTGATTATTCCATCGACTTAGCGGGCCTAGATGATGATGAAGCCAAGCAAGCCGTGATTGAGTACATCCAAGACAACAGCGCCTATTTAGGCGAGGCCACTGATGGTGAGCTGGTTTACCAAGTGTTTTAAGGGGGAAGCATGTTCAAAGTAGTTGAGAAGGCTAACCCGTTAGCCGTTCATTGTATCTGCGACACGTTAGACCGTGCTCAGCGATGGATTGACGTTAACGCCGTGGCATATTGTCTTAAGGGCTATTTCATGGATAAGACACTTACGCCCGATAGTTTCACAATCAAGGAGACAAAATGAAGACCGATTTCAAAGTGCATAAGCGTAAAATTTACCTTTGGGTAAAACAGAATAGCAATGTAAAGGACAGTGAGCACACAGCGGGCCTAATGTTCTTTGGGGCCACTAATGCATCACGGACGTGCAGAGAAGCCGTGATTAGGGCCAAGGAGCTGCACCCATCGTTTGACTTTGTTGCCAACTTTGCGAAGGGATAATTATGTTGATAATCTTTGTCTGTTTCTGTGTTGATCTAATTCTGGAGGACATTCTGTGGTAAAAATACAACACCTTGAGGCGTCTGTGCCTGATAAATGGCCATTTCCTACTGAATGTCCGCCTAAGCCGTGGACACCTGAGCAAGAGCGAGCGTATGAGCAACAGCAAAGGGCGACAGTGCCCGATGCACTTATGTAACCAAAGGGGAACCTATGACAATTACTAACAAACTCAATCAGGCATTGGCTCTTGATGTCTTTGACAATGACATAAAAATCAAGGCATTGGAGGAAGTGGAGCGTATGTTATGGTTTTCAGGGGAAAATGAAGACCTGAGAGCCATGATTAATGCTTATGTAGACTTATTGGCAGAAATTAGCAAAATGGAGAATGAATAATGAAAAAATATGAGCTATTGGACAACGATACAAAAACCCAGAACGGTGTAACGCTTCGACGTGTTCGTGCCTTGCGTTCGTTTGGAAGTATTGAAGAAGGGGAATTGGGGGGTTTTATTGAAAAAGAAGAAAACTTGAGCCACGAAGAGAATGCATGGGTTTCAGGGAATGCATGGGTTTCAGGGGATGCAAGGGTTTATGTGGATGCAAGGGTTTATGGGGATGCAAGGGTTGAAGGGGATGCAGATTGGCTTCTTGTTGGCCCTGCTAAATCTAGTGGACGCTTCACCACTGCATATAGGGATGAAAAAATAGGGGTGAGGGTGTCATGTGGGTGTTTTTCTGGCTCTGTTGAAGATTTTTCTGAGGCAATAGAAGACACACATGCGAACAATGTCCAACACCTTGAGCAATATCGCCTCTTTTGTCTGTTGATTTCCACAACACTGGGAGAATGAACAATGAACACTTATGTAGTATATGTAGACCATGACGCGGGTTATGGCTATGAATTTGAAGTGGAGGCAGAAAGTATGGAGGACGCCATCGATAAAGCCTATGAACAAAACGGCTATGTAGACATAGGCCCTGTTTATGTTGAACTGGTGGAGGACTAACAAATGATTGTTTACAAAAGTATTCACATTAAGGAATGTTGGCCCTTTCGATATGTTGAGCCTCCACGTGTGCAACGTGTTGCAACAAAAAGAGAGCACAATGTGTTGCAGAAATACAACAAGCATGTGACGTGTTTGCCTCTTGTTGAAATGTCAGACAATGAATTCTTTAAAGCTTTAAGCGAGGGACGTATATGAGCAAGCTGTTAAATTGGGCCATACACGCCCTTTTCGTGTGTTTCCTTATCTGGGCCTTCTGTGCCTCTTTCACAGGCCTTGTAGGGGCCTTTGGAGGCCTTCTAGGGGGTTTGCTGTGGCTTGCCATTGTGTCAGGCGTGTTAGCCTCTCTGTGTGAGCCAATATGAGCACCTTGAGAGCCTTGTTTTTAACCATTCAACACATTGTTGAGAAAGTATTGAAGAAATGACATTCACAGAACAACAGGCCTTCATTAAGGCGTTCGATAAACACGTGAGCACCATCGACACCAAGGATGTAGAAGATTTCATTACAAAACTGAACAATGGGGAAGAGATTCGTTATTCTTCATCGAAAAACTACACAATCATTGTTGATGCCTTGGGCATGTGGCATGAAGGTGTAAGATTTGCATTAACAAACAAAGGAACTGAGCAATGAAAACCATTTATAACCCAACCTATGAGCTTCTGAGCCTGCATGGAGTGCCCTTCATGGTGGCTGTGGACAGCTATACCATTGAAAAGCATGACCCATATACGTTAACCGATTATGAAGAAGAAGTGGCCTATGTGGAAAGTGTGTTAGTTGGAGGCCATGAGTTTGGAAACTTGTTGTCAGAAGACACATTACATGATCTCCTTGTTGCGTTTAAACAACAAAACAATGAGCTATGACTGTGTTCATCCTTCTATGTGTTGTATTTCTGCTCAAGGCATTGACTGATTAACAAAACTGTGTATAATAAGACCTTAAGAGGTCTTCATATAAGGTACATACAATGATAATTAACATAGTATGTTACATATATGTAACCTTCTATGTAACTTATAGGAGAAGACATGGACAATGTGTTTGTTGATAAAGCAGCCCTACAACATGTAGTGGATGAGATGTTAGACAGAGAAAAGGCTAATTATCAAGAACTGCTGAACATTGGTTGTAGCTTTTATCAGCTTCAAGGACATGTATACTTGTCTTTGTTACGTTTGAATGATGAACTGAATATGGAGGCATGATGCGCTGTTTATGTTGTAATGTTGAACTGACAGACTTTGAAGCTACACGTAGAAGTGCTACAACAGGGGCTTTCTTTGATGTATGCAATGGCTGCTATCACTTCATCAAGGAAGATGTATGCACCATTGAACGTGTTGATTTAAGGCATGAAGATGATGAAAATGGAGAAGACAGCTATGAAGACGAATGTTGACGAGCTAGAGGCACACCTGATGTTCACCATGATGGACATTAGGGACTTGATTAAACACATTGGCTATGATGGCTTTCTACAGGCCATTGGCATTGTGTTGAATGCAAGTAATGAGGCACGTGAGTTTTCTTCTGAGGAGAAAGCTTTCATGCAAAACTTGTTGAACAACTGGAAGCATTGATATGACTAAAGAACCATTACAGGCCTTGCATGATGAAAACAAGCGCCTTGGGCTGTATGAGCAAGGCTATGCAGATGCAATGAACTGGAAAACAGCTAACCATCTAGAGCATTTACCTACCAAGCAAGAGCAGCAAGTTGTTAGTCTTCAATGCGTTAATTGCCAAGTAACGATCGACACGCTAAATGACAAAGTGATGAGTTTGTTAGCCAAGCAAGAGCATGACTGCACACGAAGCCACCCGCATGAGGAAATGAGCAAAGAGTGTGAGTTGCGTACCGAAATTGCACGACTGACAAATCAACTTGCCAACACCAAGCAAGAGCAGGGGAGCACTACGTGCGACAAGCCTGTGGCGTGGGGCATGAAAGGCAAAGACGGTTTTATCTTTGATGTGATTTGTCCTGCCGAACATGAGCGTGAAGAAGGTGGTTATACAACGCCTCTCTACACCACACCACCGAGCATGAAATGCGAAGGCCCACCACAACGCACATGGGAGAGGCCATGGGCCTCGCTGACGGATGAGGACATAGAACGGGGCTGTAACTCATCTTGGGTTGATCGGCAAGCATTTGAATCGGCTGTCTGGTGGGCAGAAGCCAAGCTCAAGGAGAAGAACACATGAGTGATGGAGGAAAAGGCAGTGCAAGACGTAAAGAAGATGCACAAGCTGTCTTAAACAATTGGAACTTAATCTTCGGCAAGAAGCCAGATAAACCAGAGGAAAACAATGGCGTTCGTAAAGACACACCAACCGTGCCCAAGCTGCCAAAGCAGTGATGGCCTTTCAATCAATGCAGATGGAAGCACCTATTGCTTTGTCTGTAACAACTTAACCCAGAGCACAGAGATGAACACATTAGTAGAAGAGAAGCCCTTCAACGCACAGGCAGTGGATTCCCTACGTGCGTCCCTTGCAGGCCTTCCTAGCCCTTCCATTGCCTCCAGACGCATCTCTAAGGCCTCTGTGGAGAAGTATGGCGTTGTAGCCTCTTCTGATGATGTCTATTTCCCCTATTTCAATGAAGGCAAGCTGGTGGCAGCTAAGAAGCGTTCTATTGCTGCTAAGGCTTTCAGCACCACGGGTGAATGGAAGGGAGCCGGCTTGTTCGGACAACAGCTGTTCACCAAGGGCGGTAAATACCTCACCATTGTTGAAGGTGAATATGATGCCTTGGCTGTGTATCAAATGCTTGGCAGTAAGTGGCCCGTTGTCTCCATTCGTAATGGTGCTGGTGGGGCTGCAAAAGACTGCAAAGAACACTATGAATGGATTTCCTCCTTTGAGAACATTGTTGTCTGCTTTGATAATGATGTTGTTGGTAACCAAGCTGCACAACAAGTGGCTGCTTTGTTCTCAGGCAAGGTGAAAGTGTTCAAGGGGGTTGACGGATACAAGGACGGTTGTGACTTCCTTGTAGCAGGGAAAGAGAAGGAGTTTATTGATCGTTGGTGGGCAGCAGAGACAGCTGTACCTGATGGCATTGTGGCTGGTTCTAGCCTGTGGGAAGAAGTGTCAAAGCCTATGGCTAAGGCAGACTGCACCTACCCTTGGGAAGGGCTTAACACGCTCACCTATGGCATTCGTGCTGGTGAGCTTGTAACCATCACAGCTGGTAGTGGCTTAGGCAAGAGCCAAGTGCTACGTGAAGTGGTGTGGCACATCTTGCAAAAGACAAAGGACAACATTGGCTTGATGTTCCTTGAGGAAAGTGTTAAGAAGACAGCTTTGTCCATTATGAGCATGTCAGCTAACATGCCTCTGCATTTGCCTGATGTAGAAGTGTCTGATGAACAACGTAAGGATGCCTTTGATGCCACATTAGGCACTGAACGTCTCTATTTGTTTGATCACTTCGGTAGCACCTCCATTGACAACATCATCAACCGTGTACGTTTCTTGTCCAAGGGCATGGGATGTAAATATGTCTTTCTTGATCACATCTCAATCATTGTGTCAGCACAAGAGAGTGGTGATGAACGCAAGGCAATTGATGAAATTATGACCAAGCTTCGTATGTTGGTGCAAGAGACAAACATTGCTCTCATTGTGGTGAGCCATTTGAAACGTCCAAGCGACAAAGGACATGAAGAGGGAGCTGCTACATCCTTGGCTCAGCTGCGTGGCTCAGGCTCCATTGCACAGCTGTCAGACATGGTGATTGGTCTTGAGCGTAATGGACAGGCAGAAGACATTACAGAGCGTAATACAACCAAGGTGCGTGTGCTAAAGAACCGCTTTAGTGGTATCACTGGCCCTGCTTGTAAGCTGTTGTACAATAAACACACAGGCCGTATGTCTGAACGTGAGGAAGAAACATTATGATTGAACAACTAATTGTAGGAACCATTGGCTTTGGCTATGCCATTGTTGGTACAATGCAATGGCTCAAAGGAGACACAGGGGCTGGCATCATGTGGATTGGTTATGCCTTTGCTCAGGTGGGTTTGTTTATTAACTTGAAGGTGTAATAATGGAAACAATAAACGAAGAAATGATGAAGATATCAAAGACTGTGTTTGATAACCTGCGTGATAATTCTCTCATGCTACACTGCCTGCTTAATGGAGGTGTTGATAATTGGGATGGATGGGATTGGGCTATTGAGGAATACCACAAGCTAATTGGAGAACGTGAATGAAGAACATAGAACTGTGGCACAAACGTGCCCGTCCAGAGCCTGATGATGCTGCCTTGCAGGTGCAACTAGGCTGTCACATTGAAGAAATTGTAGAGATGTTTGATGCTCTTGACATCCATCACAGCTGGGCTTCATTGGCTGATGAGCTGAGCCTCTTGGCTACACGCTTGAAACAAGGAGAGACAGTTGTTACAATTAAAGACCGTGAAGGCTTCCTCGATAGTTTGGCTGATCAAATTGTCACTGCTATTGGTGTTGGGCATTGTGCTAAGATGCGCACAGCCGAAGCAGTGGAAGAAGTGAACCGAAGCAACTGGAGCAAGTTTGAACAGGAGACAGGACAGCCTATCTTCTCCCCTTATGGTAAGATTGTCAAAGGCCCAAGCTATCGGGCCCCCAACTTAAAGGAGTTCATCTAATGAAGCAAATCACAATGACAGTTGTGCTAGAATTCGATGAAGAGATGATGTGTGATTGGGATGAAGAAGCACAACGTGAATGGTTCTTTGAGGCTGTCTTAGACCCAGAGACTCTTGTTCTTCATTCTAATGAGATTGGAGACGAAGTAGGACGTATTGTTTCAGTTGACATTAAGAAAGATAATCTATGAAAATGAAAGAAGCGTACACCGATGAATGGGGAGATGCCCTAGACACCACCAACAACGCATTAGGTAAGCTGCTTCGTGAGCGTCTAGACAGCGGCATTGTCCCCATTCGATGCACCACTGACGAGCTTAAGAAGGCCCCTGTAATGATTGAAAGAAAGAAACCTATGGACATTGAAAACACCCTTGAACAACGTGGCAACAACTATGGTGACTACCGTGATGTGGCCTTTACAGCACAAGAGATGAAGCTGGCCTTACGCCGTACAAAGAGCTGGCCCCATATGGAAGCATACATGCAAGAGAGTCTTGACATGATTTGTAACAAGATGTCACGCATTGTCAATGGCAACCCTTATTACGATGATAGCTGGGTGGACATTGCAGGCTATGCTACACTGGTGGTTAAACAACTGGAGAAAAAGTGATGAACAAACCACACATACACGCAGATGTAATTAAAGCTTGGGCTGATGGTGCTGAGATTCAAGCAAGGTCTTGTAGCAGTCTTTGTGAAAACAAGTGGGGCGGTTGGTATAATATAGAGAAACCAGAGTGGATTCCACATCAGGAATACCGTGTTAAGCCGCCACCAAGGCCTGATGTTGTAAAATATCTTGGAATAAGTTCTAATGATTCCTACACTGCTGATGAGCATTTTATTATTAATCACTGGCCTGATCAACTAAAGCTGATCTTTGACGGTGAAACAGGTAAACTAAAATCAGCGGAGATATTGTGAAACTCTATCTAGACATTGAGACAACAACAACTCACGACTTGATTTGGTGTTGTTTCACTTATGATGAAACCAATGGATATGTATGTCACAAAACAGCGGATACACTCACACCCTTAATCGCAAGCTCCGAAACAGTGATCGCACACAACTTGATAGGCTTCGATGGGCCAGTGTTGAGGAAGTGCTGGAACGTGACGATACCAGCGAAGAAGGCGAAAGATACCTTGATCTTGTCTCGTCTATACAATCCAAATTTAGACGGAGGCCACAGCCTGAAAGCTTGGGGCGAAAGAGTGGGAGAGAAGAAGATTGATTATGAGCAACGATGGAAAGAACTAGGTTTAGAGGGTAATTGCTATGACAATCCCTCTCTTCCCTTGATGTATGAATATTGTCAACAAGACGTAGCTGTGCTTGTAAAAGTAGAGAAGCTTATTGACAAGATGCTAGACCAAGAGAAGTTCTCACAGGAGTGCCGACAACTTGAACACGAAGTCGCTATAATCGTCTATAAACAGCATGAACATGGTTTTAAACTTGACATTCCGAAAGCTCAGGGCTTACTGGCGTCTCTGTCTGGCAAGATGGTGGATATTGAAGGCAAGCTACAGGACATCTTCCCGCCTACCATCGAAGAGATGAAGAAGCCTGCTTATTGGCAGATTGGTGATTGTCAGGCAGAGACTAAGGCAGAGCTGAAACGCATTCTTAAAGAGGTAGGCTTTAAGGCTTCATTAGCAGATGAAGCAATGGCTGGCCCTATGAAGAAGCGTATCATCCCTTTCAACCCCGGCTCTCGTCAACAAATCGCTGAGCGCCTCCAAGGGCTTGGTGTTGAATTCTCTAAGACAACAGACAAGGGCTCCATCATTGTGGACGAGAAGGTGTTGGAGAACATTGATCTGCCAGAGGCTAAGGCTTTGCTGGAATATTTGATGCTACAGAAACGTGTAGCTCAGGTGTCTAGCTGGCTTGAGGAGGTGAAGGATGATGGTCGTGTACATGGACGAGTGAACACCAATGGGGCTGTAACAGGCCGCATGACACATAGCTCTCCTAACATGGCTCAAGTGCCTAACAGTGGTTCCATTTATGGCCCTGAATGCCGTGAGCTATGGACAGTGGACAAGGACAATGTGTTAGTAGGTGCTGATGCTAGTGGCCTTGAGCTGCGTATGTTGGCCCATTACATGAAGGATGAAGACTATGTCAAAACTGTCTGTGAGGGAAGCTCTAAAGATGGTACGGATGTCCACACGGTTAATCAAAAAGCAGCCGGTCTACAAACACGTGATCAAGCGAAGACATTTGCCTACGCCTTTTTATATGGGGCAGGGGCCTCGAAGATTGGTGCGATTGTCGGTGGTAGTGCTACGGCTGGACAAAAGCTCATCGATACCTTTCTTGCGAGGACTCCCGCGCTCAAGCGTTTACGTGATAAGGTATCCGTGGTCGCGTCCAAGGGCTATGTACCGAGCCTTGATGGTAGAAAGATTTGGGTTCGCAGTGAACATGCAGCACTCAATAGCTTGCTTCAAGGGGCTGGCGCAATTGTGATGAAGAAAGCGTTGGTAATTCTTAGCAATCACCTACATAAGCATAAGATTCCTCACGGGTTCTGTGCTAATGTTCATGATGAATGGCAGATTGAAACAAAGAAACAATATGCTGATGCTGTGGGCAAACTTGCTGTACAATCCATTGAAGAGGCAGGAGTGGAACTGAAGCTGTTCTGCCCTGTTTCCGGCGAATACAATGTTGGTGCTAACTGGAAGGAAACCCATTAATGGAAAACACTGAAGAAGCAATGCGTAAGCTGTCTGAGGAATGCGACACATCTCTTCACATCTTCGTTAAGGACGGACAACTCATCCTTGTTCATAGCCCTTTTGACAGTGAAGAAGAGGTGATTAACATCCTTAATAGCACTATTGCCAACATGGTTACTAGACAAACACTTGACAGAGTGGTGAATACTCGGTTACAATGATGCTCTCTGGCGTTCGCATTTGCTTGCGCTAGACATTGACAGCTGGAAAGACAGCATTTTATAAACAAAGGAAACTAAGATGACACAAGTAAAACTGGTTGGTAAACTCTTCTGGGCTAAACACATGGACACCCCAAACACAGAGTTCAACCCTGCGGAAGTTCGTAATGAAATCTGTATCGGTGGTCTGTCAGACTCACTGGCTGCACGTTTGAAGGACGAGCTCAATGTGAAGGTGAAAGAACGTCAAGATGACAAATACAATCGTGGTAAATACATCATTATCAAGACTAAGTATGTCATCAAGGCAGTGGATGCAGACGGTAAAGAAGTGGCTCCCTCAGCCATTGGTAATGGCACTATTGCTGAACTCACTGTCAGCAGCTATGCTCACAAGATGACAGCAATGCACGGTAATGCTCCTTCCTTGTTGCACAGTGTGGGTAACCCTGCCATTAAGATTAAGGAGCTTGTAGCCCCTCCTGATGGCTCTGCTGTTGAAGAAGAAGAAGCAGAAGTGGTGCTGTAATGACCGTTGCTCTCGTTGATGGTGACATGTTTTGCTACCGCATTGCATTTGCCTGTAAAGACGAGTCTGAGAAGGTGGCTATCAAGACGATGGCTACCTTCCTTGAGGATGTCTTGATGACACAGCTTGATCTAAATGAATGGGAAGTGTTCCTAACAGGGAAGACCAACTTTCGTAATGAAGTGGCTGTCACTGTGCCTTACAAGGGCAACAGAAAGAATGTCGATAGACCTCCTCATCTAGACCTCTTACGAAGCTACCTAACAACAGCTTGGGCAGCAGAGACAAGCAGTAACGAAGAAGCAGATGATCTAATTGCTATTCGTGCTACAACTCTTGGTGATAGCTCCATCATCGTTTCATTGGACAAAGACTTCGATCAGGTGCAAGGATGGCATTACAATTTTGTAAAACAGAAAAAGTATTATGTCTCCGCAGAGGAAGGACAGCGGTTCTTCTACAAGCAAATCTTGATGGGAGACAAGGCCGACAACATTGCAGGCATCAAGGGCATTGGGCCAGTGAAAGCAGAGAAGATGCTTGCAAAGGCTACCACCGAGCAAGAGCTGTATGCTGTGTGCTTGGAGGCAATGGGAGAAGAAAGAACACTTGAGAATGCTCGACTGTTATACTTACGTAGAAAGGCAAGAGAACTATGGCTTCCACCAGACCAAAGAGCGTAGCTTCTCCTATTTACAGCACCTTCTACCTAGCAGGGTGTAAGTGGACAGTTTCTCTTAGCAAGGACATTACAGAGATGGGGACATGTAACCCCATGACGTATGAAATTATTCTTAAAGAGAATATGTCTCCACAGGCAATTGAAGCAACCTTCTTTCACGAGTTGGTACATGCAATTAAATTTACAATGGGAGAGACAGGACACGATGAACGAGAAGTTGAAGCCTTTGGAAACCTCCTCCACCAAACGTTTGTACAACTGTGGAGAGTGGGTGAAAATAAATGATTTACTCTATGACCCTACGACTGGGTTTTTCTTTAGGTGTTCTACAGACACAAGAGCAGGCGGCTCCGATTCCTGTAAAGGCTATCGTAGAATAATGTTTAAAGGTAAGAGATACAAAGAACATATTTTGGCTTGGTTCTTTTACCACGGGAGCTGGCCTACAGGACAGATAGATCACATAAACGGTATCAAAGACGATAACCGTATATGTAATTTGCGTGATGTTACTCAGTCTAAAAACATGTATAATAAGAAGAAGGCCCATAAAAACTCAACTACTGGATTCCTTGGTGTTTCTAGATCAGGAAGAAAATTCACAGCTCGTCTAGGAACTGTGCGTGGACTGATTCATTTAGGAACGTTTGAAACTGCTGAGGAAGCCCATTCAGCTTATATGGAGTTCAAAGACCTTGTACAAGCCATGGACTGAAGGACGCTGGAGAGCTTTTGTTACATCTGCTTTACGCTCAGCTTCTCGCCGCTATCCTCCAAAGTATGAAACACTTAACGATTCTAAAACAGAGAAGAAAGTTAATGTCAAGACAGGAAGACTCGCTCAGCATTATCGGTGCGCTGAGTGCAATGATGAGTTTGTAGCTAAAGACGTAGAAGTAGATCACATTAGGCCTGTTATTGACCCTAAAAGAGGATTTACATCATGGGATGATTATATTAATCGTCTTTTTTGTGACAAGAAAAACATGCAAACGCTCTGTAAAGAGTGCCATCTAGTTAAGACAAAACAAGAGAAAGACGAAAGGAAAGAATATGGCAAGACCAAAGGGCAGCAAGAACCAGCCAAAGCCAAGCCCCGAGCTACAAGAGCCAGAAACAAATAAACATGCTGGACAATGGGAAGCAATGACAATGTATATTGTTAATTATTGGGTTCCCTTTCCATCCAGTGAGTATGGTGGTATGCAAGTGGTAGTGGCTAAGGATGATGAAGAGTGTTATAAGCTAATTGCTGAGAGTGACGACATGGAGATGAAACATCACAAACAAGCAGAAGAGCTTATCAGGGCACGTATCAAGAAGGCTTCACGGTTTACTCTTGATGGTGCATATGTCCCAGAGATGGTAAGGAGCTTTACAACATGATATTGAACTTAACCAGAGAGAATGAGGATGGGAGTGCAGACTTTGACATGACTCTCTCTCCTCTAGAAGTACAGGCAATGGTAAACCTTGGCCTAATCACAGTGTTAAAACGAGCAATTGAAGAAGGAAAAGAGTATGTCCCAAGTGAGTCTAGTGTGGGTGACACCGAAAGCGGAGGAGCTTATTGCTCGTATGGCCCGTGTATCAAATCCGGCAAACCAGAACAACCCTGCATCTGCTCCGAAACTGTTAAAATACCTTATTGACAATAAGCACTGGAGCCCTATGGAGATGGTGGGAATGTGTCTTGAGATTCAAACAACAAGAGACATTGCTCGTCAAATCATCCGTCACCGAAGCTTCTCCTTTCAAGAGTTTAGCCAACGGTATGCTGTAGCCCAAGGCTTTGAGTACAGTGAGCCACGCTTGCAAGACCACAAGAACAGGCAGAACAGCTTAGAGACAGATGACATGGGGCTGGCTTATTGGTGGGAAGGTGCTCAGAGGCGTGTGTTGGATGAAGCTAAGTTTATGTACGAGAGTGCATTGGCTAAAGGCATTGCTAAAGAACAGGCCCGTAAGCTGCTTCCAGAAGGCATGACACAGAGCAATATGTACATGAATGGAACCCTGCGTAGCTGGCTACATTATGTTGATATTCGTTGTGACAAAGCAACACAAAAGGAACACCGTGATGTTGCAGAGCAAATTCGTGGTATAATGTTTGAACAGTTTCCAACAATTAAAGGAATGTATGCTGATGTATCAGAATGAAGAACAAATCATTGAAGACATTCTTGATGAGTTTGACTTTGCCAAAGCTCAGGAAGTAATGGAGTGTTTGCAATGGGTGTGGCACGATGCTGAGCACGGTGTTCCTACCATTGGGCAGATGCGTAAACAGGCTCGTTACCTGATGAAATCTTGTATTGGACACCATACCTTTACAACGGCTACAGGTGGCTTGCATGTACATAAAGAGACGTACAGTGAAAAGCCTTACTATCGACTACAGTTTGTAGTGACAGAATGGAATAATTACGAGTAACACTTCTGCCCTTAGCTCAGCTGGATAGAGCACTTGCCTTCTAAGCAAGCGGTCAGTGGTTCAAATCCACTAGGGCAGGCCAAACAAAGGAAAGACATGGGAAAGAAAATCTTAACATTGGTAATGAAAGAAGTTGATGACAACTATGAGTCAGTTCAGGATACACAAGTAGTCACCTATCTGGACAGCGGTGTTGCATGGGATAAAATGATTCCATTCTTCTTGCACTTCCTTGAAGGTGCTGGTTATATTGGTGTTGTTGAACAGATGTCAAAGCTTTTAGGAGGTGATGTGTATGACTACGAGACCTATTTCCCTTACCACATTGGAGAATTTGATGAATAAGAAATTCTATTCACGTAAGTGGCTCAATTCAAAAGAAGGTACAGCATACATTGAATGTGCTGCTTCTAATGACTTAAGCAGTTATAAAGACTTTGGTTTCAAACTTGCAGACTGCCATAAAACTGTGTCAATTGACCTTAGCTTTCATAACAATAAGGGCAAAGTTGAACGCGTTAAGAAGCTTGGTCTCATCATTGATGAGCTGATTAACTTGAAGCTTGCAATTGAAAAGGTAGAGGTAAACAAATGAGAATCTTAGTTATTCCAGACACTCAGGTCAAAGAAGGCGTTCCAATGGAGCACCTTACATGGGCTGGTAAAGCTATCTGTGAATACAAGCCTGACGTTGTTGTACACATTGGTGACCATGCAGATATGCCTAGTCTCTCAAGCCATGACATCAAGGGCAGTAAGTATTTTGAAGGCTTGCGTTACCAGAAGGACATTGAGGCAGCTAAGGAGGGTATGAGGCTCCTTCTAGCACCTCTTAGAGAGCTTCAGAAGACCCAGAAAGACACCAAGCACAAGGTTTATAAGCCCCGTATGGTGCTCACCCTTGGAAACCACGAGCAGCGCATCCACAGGGCTGTAAACAACAACCCAATGCTTGAAGGACTAATCTCCACAAAGGACTTGGAATATGAGAAAGATTGGGAAGTGCATGAATTCCTTAAGCCTGTGTTTATCAATGGTGTTGGCTTTAGTCACTATTGGCCTGTTGGGGCTATGGGGCGTCCTGCTGCTTCTCCCGCTGCTATTATTAGCAAGCTGCATATGTCTTGCGTGGCAGGTCACCAGCAAGGAAAATCTATTGCATACGGGAAGAGAGCTGATGGTAAGCCTATCTGTGCTATTATCGCTGGTAGCTATTATCTACATGATGAAGGGTATATGGATCAACTGAGCAACCGTCATTGGCGAGGCTTGTTGGTGATGAATGAGGTGGAAGATGGGCACTTTGATGAAATGTTCATCTCCATCGAGTATTTGAGCAAGAAGTATGGAGAGCCGGCATGAGCTTAACAGTTCATGACATAGCAGACTTGCTCAGACGTGAAGACTGTGTTACAATCTTGGAGCTGTTAGACATTGACAGTGACGAGCTTGTAAACAGATTCATGGATGTGATTGAAGACAAGGCAGATAGGATTGAGAAGGAGCTGTTATGACAGATGATGTAACTAAGTTCTGGGATGCCCTGAGAGACAAATGGCCCCACCCTGTCCTTCCTCTGTCTAAAATTCATTTACATGATCAGCTAGAACTGGTGCAAGCAATTAACACAATTCTCCAAATTATAAATAAGAACGGACAACAAAAATGAGAAACCTGCTGACAAAGAAGACTTCATACACGTTTGACTACCCAGAGGCTCTGGCCTTTGCAGACAAACAGAATGGTGTCTTCTGGACTTTTGATGAGATTGACTTAGAGAAGGATGTACATAGCATCCTCACTGACTTCACCCACGCTGAACGACATGGTGTTACAACGGCCTTGAAGCTGTTCACCAAGTATGAACTGATTGTTGGTAATGAATATTGGTCTGGTGTTGTTAAGCCCAGCTTCCAGCATCCTGACATTGAGCTGATGGCTGATGCCTTCTGTTACTTTGAGAGCAACGTACATGCTCGTTTCTACAACCGTATCAATGAGCTGTTAGGCCTTGCAACAGAAGAGTTCCATCATTCGTGGCAATATGACCCTGTGTTGGCTAGTCGCATTGACTACCTCGACAGCATTGTTAGCGGTAAAGATTTGCCCTTGTCATTGGCTGTGTTCTCCTTGATGGAAGGCTGTGTTCTCTATTCCAGCTTTGCCTTCTTGAAGCACTTCCAGAGCAATGGTAAGAACAAGCTGAGCAACTTGGTGGCAGGCATCAACTTCTCTGTGCGTGATGAGAACATCCACCACGAAGGCAGCTCATGGCTTTTCCGTACCTACATGGAAGAGAACAAGGTGGACAAGGCTTGGATGCAAGAGCGAGTGAATAAGGCTGCTAAGGCTTTGGTAGACCATGAGCACCGCATTGTAGACCTTCTGTTCTCACAAGGAGACATTGAAGGAATTAATGCAACAGCCATGAAAGCTTTTGTTAATTCTCGTGCTAACATCTGCTTGAGCAACTTAGGTTTTGATCCTCTCTTTGACGAAGAAGGTGATACAATCTCTGAGTGGTTCTACTTGGGTATTAGCACTTCTACTATCCATGACTTCTTTGCCAAGGTTGGCAATCAATATCACAGAAAATGGAACGAGAAAGGTTTTGTATGGTAGTTGAAGAAAGGCATGAACAAGAGATTAGATCTCGGTTTGTATGTAAAGGTAAAGATCTATGGGATAGCAGAGAAAATCGAATAGCTGGGTGGTTAAACGATGGCGGCTATAGACTTGTCAGTGTACTTGGAAAAAGGATTCGAGTTCATCATATTGTATGGTGGCTCAATACTGGTAAATGGCCTGAAGAGTTTTTAGACCATAAGGACAGAGATAGAGCTAATAATTCTTTTGATAATCTTAGAGAGGCTAATAGAACTCAAAACATGTATAATGCTCTACATGGAAAGAACACTTCAGGATACAAAAATGTTTCTTGGTGTAATACTTACAACAAATGGGTTGTGCGGGTGACGGCTGACAAGAAACTTGTCTTTGCTCGAACTTATCCTTCACTTGAAGAAGCAACAGCTGTGGCTAAAGAAGTAACGAAACAATTTCACGGAGAATTTGCGAGAACATGAGTACACCTATCATTGAAAACAAATACGATTTTTTAAGCGCAGAACGAAAACGACTGCAACAGCAGGCAGTTCTTCCTGAGTGGTACACCACCGGTGCTTGGCAATTGTTTAAAACACGCTATATGGAGGGAAGCACTTCCTTCAAACATCGTGCAGAACAAATTGCAGAGACAGCTGCTAAACATGCCCCTAAAGACGGTACAGATTGGAAAGGTAAATTTTATGAAGTTATATGGAACGGCTGGCTTAGCCCTTCAACGCCTACGTTGGCTAACCTTGGCACTGCTAAAGGGATGCCTGTGGCTTGCAGTGGGCAGTATATTGGTGACAGCGTTGCTGACTTTTATGGCGAGCTTCTTGATACAGCTGTGCTTACTAAAAACGGCTTCGGTACTAGCGGCTATCTGGGAGACATTAGACCCCGAGGCTCCCAAATCGGTACTGGTGGTACTGCTTCGGGAGTATTGCCAGTCTTTCAAACGTATGTAGATGCTATGAAGCGAGTGACACAGGGTGTTGCTCGTAGAGGTGCATGGGCTGGTTACTTGCCTATTGATCATCCAGACTTCAATGAGTTGGCTGATTGGGTTAAGAACAATCCAGATGATGCTAACGTAGGCTGGACAGTGAGCAAGGAGTTTATGGAAGCTCTTGATTCAGGCCATCCAGAGGCTGTAGAGCGTTATCAGAAGGCTTTGAAGCTGAAGATGCTGACAGGTAAGGGCTACTTCTTCTTCACCGATAAGGTGGCTGAGGCCCGTCCAGAGGCCTATAAGCAGCATGGTTTGGATGTTAAGGCTTCTAACCTATGCACTGAGATTATGTTACATAGCGGAGAGACAGAAACATTCACATGCATCTTGGCTTCTATGAACCTAGAGAAATACCGTGAGTGGAAAGATACAGATGCTGTGTTTGTAGCCACTGTGTTCCTTGACTGTGTGACCAGTGAGTTCTTGTCTATGGCTAAGGGGAAACGAGGCTTTGAGAAGGCCATTGCAAGCACCAAGAAGAGCCGTGCATTGGGCTTAGGTGTGTTGGGATGGCATTCATTGTTGCATAAGGAAATGATTCCTTTTGATGACTACAAGGCTCGTAAGCTTAACATCGACATCTTTAAACAGCTTAACAAGGACTCTGAACGTGCAAGCCAATACCTCGCAACTACTCTTGGTGAACCTGAATACTGTAAAGGACTTGGGCTGCGAAACACTCACCGATTGGCTGTTGCACCTACAATGTCAACCTCCCAACTCATGGGTGGAGTATCCCAAGGGATTGAACCCTTCATTGGTAATGTCTTTGTACAACAAGGTGCAGGAGGTGAAACCATCCGTGTAGTGCCTGAGCTGCTTGAGATTATGAAGCGTGAAGGTGTGTATAGCCGTGAGACGTTGTTAGACATTGCTAGCCATGATGGCTCTGTTCAACACTTGTTCTGGCTTACTGATGCAGAGAAGAAGGTGTTCTTGACAGCCTTTGAGATTGATCAATATGCTTTGTTGCAGCAAGCTTCAGAGCGTCAGCGTCTTCTCTGCCAAGGGCAGTCAATCAACTTGTTCTTCGGTGCTGATGATCCAGAGGAATACATCAGTGCTGTTCATAAGTATGCCTTCAAAGATGCTAACATCTTGAGCTTATATTATGTACGTACCAAGGCAGGCGTTAGTGCCAGCTCTGGTGAATGTGTAGCTTGTCACGCTTAAGGAGAAAAGATGGAAACAATTATCGTTTATAGCAAGGAAAACTGTCCAGCTTGTGTTATGCTCAAGGAACGACTTACAAAGGAGGGGGAACCCTTCTCTGAGGTTGTTGTTGGAGTGGACATGACACAGGAAGCCTTCCGTGCTAAGTTCCCACAGGTTCGTTCAATGCCGCATATGGAGATGACATGATTGTAATTAAGCTTAGACAGGGCATTGGCCTTGACATTGAATTCAATGAAGACATCTGTCACATTGTTGAAGGAGAGAAGGAAGGAGAAGATGACTTCGTTGCCTATTCTGGTGTCATCATCAAGCTACCCTTCATATCAATCTACATCGGAGATTTCTACGATTTAGAATAAAAAAGGCCCCTTAATTGGGGCCTTCTTATGTCTGCTTAGGTGTTAATCAAAAGCTGGAATGATAATCTCAGTCCCTTGCTGTTGCTCTTGTTGTGGAAGCATTCCATTAGGAGAAGGCTCATCAAACGAAGGTAAAACAACATCAGGTTCTGCTTGCTGTGTTACAGGAATAGCAGGAGTTACAACAGACGAAGTGGGTGTGTAATAGCTTGCTATCTTAGCAGGGGGTGTAGCCTTCTCAAGTGCAGACAAAGCACCTAACGTCTTCGTAGCATCCGTAGAAGATAGGTTAACTGTTTTCAGGAAGTCCTTACCTTGAGGAGTGAACAACACCTTAGCAGCCAAGTCAGTTGAAATAACATCCTTATTAAAAACACCCATAAGCTCTCTACCCAACTTTAAGGCTTGGTTAGCCCCATAGCCCAGAGTAGCGCCTGCTGCTTTTTCAGCAATATCAGCGCCCTTAGAAGCAATCTTATCAGGAGAGGCTACACCTGCTACCTGCATACGTCTAGTGAAAGCTAAAGCATCGTTCATTCTTCCACCAAACTCAGTAACATTGGTTCCTAGTGCAGCAGCAATGGCATCTAAGTCATTAGGAGAAGTTTGTTTGAGCTTATTCCACTCCTCAGCTAAGCTCTTTAGATTGATGCCCTGTTCACCGCTAGGTAATGGGCCATAATGTTTATTAACAAAATCATCGTACACCTTCTTGTCGATAGCTTGGAGGGCTTCTTGTTTATTCTCACCTACCCATTCACGGAAAGTTCTTCTCTGTGCGGGGTTGAGGTCTTTATAAGCAGTGGACAACTCTTCAAAGTCAATTGTATTGATTGGACGGCCTTTAAACTTGGCTGGAATGCCTTGTGAGACAGCATCTGAATAAGCTTCACTGGCTCTCTTTGTTTGTTCTCTAGCGCTTTCTAAGGCCCCTAGAGCCTTTTTATCAGCGACAGAAGCCACTGCTTTAGAAGCAGCCACATCATCCTTAACAGCCCCAAACAAGATGGAATTGATACGCTTCTCATCTGTTAAAGACAAGTCTGGAACTACTTTATCCTCAGCAGCAGAAGCCCTCCCCCACTCTTTAAGCTTAGCCTGTGTCTCTTGGACAGTGAGCTTTCTAGGAGCTTGTGTAACAGTGTACGCCTCAGAACCGGGAATGTTGTATGTCACTTCTTTGCCCGGAATAGGGGCATTAGTTAGTGTATCTCTTGTTGTTGTAGGAGACGTGTAGGAAGTACCTGCTCTAGAAGGCACATTAAAGGAAGGGACAATATCATCTTCAACCTTTTGCAACCAACGGATAGCTGCCTCGGCTGAGGGTGTATTCTGATTACCAAACTCTTGTTTCAATGTTCTAACTTGTTTTAACAGGTTGTCTGTACTGAGAATGGCTCTATCACCGCCTAGCTCAATAGCTCTACCGAAGTTATCATTACCTGCCTTAGAACGTGCATCTTTCATTGTTGACAGCCTATCTTCCAAGGCTGTCATTGCATTCTTAGCAGCTGTGGGCTCATCTAAACGAGAAGGACGTGGAGACATGCCTTGCATTGTACGTTTAGTAGCTTCTTTATCAAATTCAAAGAAAAACTCAGCATACTTAGGGTCTTTTCTAATAGCCTCAATCTGGGCTGCAACAGCTGGATTCTTAGAACGTTGTCCAGCCACCATAAGGTCTTCAAGTCTATTGAAGTCTTCCTTACCAATCTTATCTTTAAGGGCTGTGACTTTACGGTTCTTAAGGAAAGAAGCGAGACCTGTAACACCCATATAGCCCAACTGAGCTAAGCCAGTAGCCGCTGTTGCCACTTCAGGAGTTCCATACAACATAGAACCTTCTTCTGAGGTGGCCTCAGCAGGCATACCCGCAAACTTCAATGCTAGTTCTCTACCTGTTGGAATAGGCGTAGTAGGACGGGCAGCTGAGTTGTAACCAGAGATTACAATGTCTGGTAAGCCTGTCAACATACCAATGGCTGTAGAAGCAACACCACTACCAAACTCTCCCAAAGCGCCTGTTGATCTAGACTTAGCATCTAGTTCACTAATCTTCTGAGAATATTGTTGATAAGCGTTCCTATCACCAGCCGCTTCTGCTTGTTTTAACAAACGTGAATAGACAAGGCGCTCTTCATTGATCGCCTTTAAAGCCTCTTCACGTCTAAGTGGACGAGTTGCCATAATGCTCCTTATTGATGACCAGCTGCTCTGAGCTGTGCTTCTATTTTAGCACGAGAAGCGCCGGGATTAGCAAGCATTGTTTTCTGTACTTTTTGCTCAAAAGACAAGGCTGACTTAGCTGCTGGCTTCCCGCCGCTGAGCCTGTCGAGCTCTCGCAATAGGCCAGCTTCATCAGCTTTGTTACCCGCAGCACGGGCTTTCTGTAGCTCTTGATTTAAGATGGCTGCTTGGCCTTCGACTCCTGCTTGGTTTTGCCAAGAAGGTTGTGTAGGTGTCTCAGCTTTCTTTGTAAGAGAGTCTTGTAGCACACCTTTAGCCTGCACCAGACGTTGCTCAATATAAGCTAAGTCTTTTTCAAAGGTAGGACTACGTGGGTTGAGTCTTCTAGCAGCAGCTTCAAGCAAATCCAGTTCTTTTATGTTCAAAGCACCAAAGCCTGTAGCACCTGTCTTTGACTGAGATTTCATTTCCTTAATTGTATCAATAACCTTACCAGCTGTTACTGTTTTAATTAAATCATCTTGAGCCATGGCAGCAGATGGGAACTCTTTAAGCTTATCCACCAGCCAAGGGTTTGTAGAAAGAGAACCAACACGGATGTCTCTAATTGCTTGGATAGCATTTAAACCATCATCAATACCAGTCACGGCTGTGTTGATAGTTTCAATTTCTTTTTCCTTACCTGCTTTAGAGGCTGGTGTTTCTGTAACTTTAGCCACAGGAGCGCCACCACTTGTACCAGCGCCTTTAATGGCAGCAGATACAGAAGGGAATTCGTTGAAGTCAATACCGGGCATAGTGATGACATTGCCAGAAGCGTCTACAAACTGCTTCCCTCTTCCCTTATCCATAGCAATAAACTTAACTTGATTAAGCTCTTCTGGGGATACTGGTTGATTATTAGCCAATCGTGTCTCAACAGAAGCAACTAATGAACGTTGTGCTGCTGTATCTGATTGGTTCTTTTCAAAAGCAGCTGCCTTTTGAGCCTGCTTCTCTTGTAAGTTGATTTTACTGGAACTTTCTCTTGCCTTCATAGCAGCTTGACGTGCTTGTAAAGCATCTTGAGTTAGTCCTCTGGTTGCCAGTTCTTGAGACAGGGCAGCATACATTTCTGAATCGTCTTGTAAGCCTAAGCCTTGCACCTTAGCCATAGCCTCTTCAATGCCTCTAGCACGGGCTTCTTGAGGGGCTTGACCACCTAGTAGTCTACCAACGCCATAGCCCGCCATAGCGCCTCTATTGCCCTGTAATGAAACAGCTTGTTGAAGCAACCCTTGACTACCTAATTGAGTAGGACTAATCATGCCCTCATTCATATAGGTTTGACCAACTTCTCTGGAAGAAGGCATGTTGAATAGTGTTAAAACATCGCTTGCCATGTTGTTTCCTTAATAATTGGTTCCACCAAGTTGTTCTGGTTCAGAAGTAAACAAACCACTGAAATACTTCTTAGCCTTTGTGTAATCAAGACCAGAAAGCTGTTTCTGTAACTCTTGATTATAAGCCTGCGTACCCGAAGAAGAAGCCAAGTTAGCATTAGCAGCTGCTTGACCGCCTGACAACAACGCTTGACCTTGAGCATTGCCAGAAGCAACACCAGCTTTTCCTAAGTCAGCACCCATAGTTAATGGAGACATACCGAGCTGTTCAATACCAGCACCAGAGGTGAACAGGCCTGTACCACGAGAAATTAGCTTGTCAATCATGTTCTGTCCATAGGCTGTACCAGCTGCACCAATCTCAGCATTAGCTCTCTCACGTGCCAAGTTCAAGCCAAACTGGTCTGGATTAACCAAGCCTTGTCCATCCCCACCAACATAGCCTGAAGACAGGCCTAAGCCAATACGTCCACCACCAAGCATCTTCTGACGCAAGGCCATATCTTCTGCTTGTCTTGTAGGAGCAAGCAAGCCCATCTGTTGGTCAACATATTTCTGTGCTTCAGCTTGTGGGTTGGTGCTGCCTAGTTGTCCTAGAGCTTGTTCTGCTTGTCCATAGAGCTGATCTCTAAAGGCTGCTAAGCGTGGGTCAATGTCATAACCAGCTGTTTGCTTCTCTGTGTCAAAGAAGCTCTTACCAAAGCCTGTTGTAAGGCTGTAGGGCTTAAACTTAGCTGCATCAGCCGCTGCCTGTGCTGCTGCTTGGTTTTGTTGCCCATAGGCGCTTAAGCCGCTTGTGTCGTTACCATCAAGCATACCACCAATAGTTCCGCCAATGATGGAACCTCCGGGAATACCAGAGAAACCTCCTGCTATAGCGCCTAATGAACTTAAAGAGAGTCCCATATATTTATTCCTTACTTTGCATTAATGTCTTTAAGAATGTCTTGCATATTACGCTGTACGCTTTTCGGTTTGATGTGGACAAATCCCATACCAGCCTTTAGCACAATTACAGTTATGGCACAATAGTTGGTACATTGGCGGAAAGTCTTCGTTAATTGCTTTTTTTGCTATTTGACTAGGAGACATTGTTTCTCTTTCTTTCCTACCGCCACCATTGACGTGATCTATTGCTAAAAATTCAAATCTGGTTTCACCACAACAAGCACATTTGTGACCGTAACCGTTTAGTGCCTGCTCCCTAAGTTTTCTTGTCTGGCCTCGACGCCTTAGCTTTGTTTCATCTTTTCGCCGATATTCTTTTAAATATTCTTCTCGACAAGCAGGACATCTGATAGCATCACTTCTAGTTGCTTCAAAGTCTTTATTACAAAACTTACAAACAACTGACTTCACGAAACCCTCTTCCAAACATAGGCCACTACGTATGGAGGTAAGTTAGCATTAGTGCCAGATGAGCCTGTTGTTGAGACAGAGATGTTTGCAGTTCCTGTAGTTGTTGCCACATCTCTATAGTAACCACCATCAGCACGTCCGTCAATGTTTCCACCGTTCACCCAGCCAGAATATGTTGGAACGCCGTGAGTGTGTCCGGAGTCTGTCGCTGTATGAGTATGGCTTACAACAATAGCATCTTTACTACCGCCTGTTTCACCAACAGTGTCAAAGGAGGCATCACCACTATCTAGACCAACAACAACACGCCCTGTAATGGCAACCCATGTGCCGAAGCCAAACAAGGTGGCAGGGTTTGTACTGACAGCAATGTTGGTGTAGATGGTTCCTACTGGATACAACACCTGAAGAGCTGTCTGAACAAAAGCTGTTGTAGCCAGCTGTGTAGTGCTGGTTAATGCTGTAGCTGTTGGGCCTGTAGGAGTGCCCGTAAAGGCAGGAGAAGCACTGTTAGCCTTAGTAGCAACGGCTGTAGCAATGGCATCAAATTCATCATCCAGCTCTGTTCCCTTGACACGCTTCAATGGATCACCTGTTGATAAGGCGTCCTTGGTGTCAAACGATGTGAGTTTTGTGTAATCAGACAATTTGTGTCTCCTTAAT